CAACACTTTAGTAGTAGACGACATATGTGATTCAGGAGTTACATTAGAAAAAGCCCCAGGTGTTTGGACAGCAGTATTACATTATAAACCCCACACATCATGTTTTCAACCTAGTATGTGGGCTGACATACATGAAGGAGATGAATGGTTAATTTATCCTTGGGAAACTAAAGATTCAAAACCTATTCAGGATTATCTCAAACCCGGAGCTAAAGAATGGAGAGATAAAGCAGATAAATTTTACAAAGAAGAAGAATATAAATTTAATAAATATAAATAAATATGGAATATTGGCAAGTAAAAGTTCAAAATGAATTTGAAAACGATAAAGGAAGAATTCAAAAAACAACAGAGTTATTTTTGGTAGTAGCAGTATCTGCATCAGATGCAGAAGCTAAAATTCACAGCCACCACAATGGAATTTCTAATTTCAGAGTAACAGATGTAAAGAAAACTAAATTTTTAGAAGTAATAGAATAATGGGAAAGCAAACACAAATGGATTTTGGATTTGGAAATAATCTAGAATCATCAGACGTACCTTTTGTAAATGAAGTAGAAATATTTAATGGTACGTTCGGAAAACCAAATAATTATGAAACAACAATACCAGAAAAAAAAGAATGGGAGTTTGTTTACGACTTCGTACTCGAAGAACTTGAAGAATATAAAGAAGCTTGCGAAAAAGGAGACATCGTGGAAGTTTTGGACGCTCTGTGCGATATTGCTTATGTTTCCCTTGGGAACGGTACTATGTTACATGGCCTTAAAGACAAGATATGGCCCGCTTATCAAGAAGTACAAGCAAGTAATATGTCAAAAGCTTGTATCTCTAAAGAGGAAGCCATGGATACCGTCAGCTTACGAAGTGAGGAACAAGGTGAGGCCTGCCATTTTGAGGAAATTGCGCCAGGACGGTTTATTGTCTATAGATCACGAGACAAAAAAGTGATGAAATCTATAAACTATTTTAGGCCTGACTTAACCCAATTTTTCACAACTGAAGAATTATCTAGAAACTATATAGCAGAAACAATTATATAAAACTTAGGCTCCCGTAGGGAGCTTTCGTATATTTAGACAAATAAAAAGGTTATATGTACAAAAAATGTTATTCTACTAGATTAAAAAATAATAAATTCAAAATCCACTTATGGGATGAAGGAGGTTATGATGAAATCGAATGGACAAATCATGCTTATAAAGAATGTACAGAAGATAAATCTACACACAGAGGAATAAATGGAGAACATTTATTAAAAACTAATCAGTGGTATAAAACAGACCCAAACTTACACTTTCACGATATACCACCTTATCAAAAATTCCTAATTGAAAAATATGGGGTAGATGATACACCTTCAACGGGACATAGAGAATTATTTTTTGATATTGAGTGTGAAATAGGTGGAGCACTTACTGAAGAATATATTGAAAGTGCACCAATGCCTATTACATCTATTGCCTATTGGGATAAAACACCTGATAAATGGGTTATTTTAATTCTAGACAGAAAAAATGAATTATCATACAAGGAAATTGATGGTAAGGAAGTTATACCTATAAGAACTGAAAGAGATTTACTATTAAAATTTATAGAAAACTTCAGAGAGATAAATCCAGATATTTTAATTGGGTATAACAGTGACTATTTTGATATTCCTTATTTATACTACAGAATGTGTAATGTAGTAGGAAAGGATTATGCTAATTACCTTTCACCAATTAATAAAGTAAATGCCAAAAAAAATAATCAATATTTTTTCAAACAAAATCAATATGTTGATATAGTAGGTGTAGAATCACTTGATTACATTCGTTTACATAAAAAATATCATTGGAAAGATGAACCTAGTTGGAAATTAGATGCTGTTGGTTTAAAGTATGCTAATCTAGGAAAGGTTGAATATGAAGGGAATTTAGACCAGTTATTTTCAACTAACATAAATAAATTTATTGAATATAACTTTCGTGATGTCGAAATATTACAAAAATTAGATGAGAAACTACAATATATTGCTTTAACAAAAAATTTAGCACATAAAGGGAAACATAATTATAGTGAAGTATATGCTAACAGTAAAACTCAAGATGGAGCAATTTCAGCATATTTGTTAGACCAAAATATAGTTCCTCCACCTAAAGAACAAAACCCACAAAAGAAGGATACATATGCTGGTGGTTATTTATTTTGTCCCAAAGCAGGGTTATACAAATATATGTTTGATGAAGATTTAACATCACTGTATCCATCGATAATAATGTCTATAAACATAGGTAAAGAAACATTTGTGGGACGTATTGTAGATGAAGATGACCGTAATAATAGATTGGGACTTAACGATTTAAAATCCAAAGACCCAAATGAAGAGTTATTAGTTGAAAATAATAAACAACAAAGGACAGTTGTTACTGTAAGTAAATTAATAGAAATAATTGAAACTCAAAGTTTAGCAATAGCTGCTAATGGTTCAATGTTTAGAACAGATAAAGAATCAGTATTATCTACAATTTTAAAAAAATGGTTTGAAGAACGAGTTATCTACAAAAACCGTATGAAAAAAGCATATCAATCTGGTGATAAAGAATTAGGTGAATATAATCACTTAATGCAATATACAATGAAAATTTTATTAAATAGTTTATATGGAGCTACAGCATTACCTTCATTTAGGTATGGTATGAATTTTCAAACATTAAGTGAAGCAATTACACTATCAGGCCACAGAATTATACAAGAATCAGCTCTATGTGCTAACAAACATATGAATAAAGTTATGCGTGGAGAATTAAAATTAGATATATAATGGAAATAGAAAGTAGACCTTGGGGAATGTATGAAGTATTATTAGATGCCCCTGAATGTAAGGTAAAAAGAATAACAGTAGCACCTGGTCAAAGGTTATCATATCAATACCACCACAAAAGAAAAGAAATTTGGACTGTAGTTAAAGGTAATTTAACAATTATTTTAGATGGTGAAAAAGTATTTAGAGGACCTGGACAATCAATAAAAATTGGTTTAGGAGATAAACATAGAGCTTGGAATGAAACAGGTGGAGTAGTACAATTTATAGAAGTACAAACAGGAACATATTTTGGTGAAGACGATATTGTCCGAATCGAAGATGATTATAAAAGAGAATAATATGGCATTAAAAAAACAATCAATTAGAAAAAACCAACACATATCATCAGGAGGTAATTATCTTCAAAAAGATGAAATTATTTTAAGAAGTGAAAGTTGGAGTGATTCTCAAACAAACTTTTTTAAAAAAATGCTTAAACAGGGAGGTGAATTTAAAGTTGCTGGTGTTAAGTATAAAGTAGAATTAGATGAAAGAGATGATATTGATTCTAAAGGAGAACGACCAAAAACCGTACCACCATTACCTGGGGAAAGAACATTTTAAAAATATTATATAAATGAAACATATACAAGATACACCTTGGTGGATTTGCGATGAAGGAGATGAGAATTATTGTGCTTACGTAGACACAGATTCTAATTACTTTAACGCAGAACCCTTACTACTTCATTTATATCCCAATTTTGAAGAATTTACTGCTAAAGAAAAAGATAATCTTTTAGAAAAAGTAGCACTAAAATATCAAGATATTATTAATGATGATTATGACAGACTAGCACGTGAAGCATTCAATGTGCAAGAACATAGACTAGAAATGAAAACAGAATGTGTTATTCGTTCAGCTTATTTTAGAGCAAACAGGAGATACGCACAATGGATTACAAAGCAAGAGGGTATTGAAAAGGAATCTTTAGATATTAAGGGTTTGGAGTTTATGAAAGCAAATTTCCCACCTATATTAGGAAAGTTTTTTAATGACATATTACAGCAAGTATTGAAGGGTGAGGAAAAGGAAAGTATTATAAACCAAGTTAAAGTATTTAAAAAACAAATATTAGATGGTACAATTTCCTTATCACAATTAGGTAACCCAACAGCAGTAAAAAAATTAGAAAAATATAGTGGAACTAAAGCTAGAGCAGGTGAAATGTTTACCGAAATATTAAAAGGAGCACCTGCACCTGTAAGAGCAACTATTAGATACAATGATTTATTAAAACTATGGTCATTAGATAAGAAACATAATTTAATTACACAAGCAGATAAAGTAAAATGGATTTATTTAAAAGATAACCCTTACAAGATAGAATCATTAGCCTTTCAAGACCACGATATACCTGAAAAAATACAGGATTTCTTAGATAAATATGCAAATCGTAGAAAAGTGTTTGAGTCTATATTATTAAATAAACTAGAAGGTTTCTTTAGCGACTTACAATGGTCATTAGACTTAAATCCTTATAAAAATCAATTTAATTTCTTTGAAGTATAAAATAAATTTCGTATATTACAACTATGATAAATAAAAACCTATTACAAAGCACAATATCTAAATATTATTTAGGTGACTTACACAAATCAGTTAAATGGAGAATTAAAGATGATTCATTAACTGTTTATGCCCAAAGTGAAGGGTTAGTATGTAGAACAATATTAAATACCTTCCCAGTACAAGATAGTGATATTGGTGTATTTGATACTGATAAACTAGTTAAACTCTTATCTATTACTAATGGAGATTTATTAATGAGTTTAAGTGGTAATGGTGCCTTAAAAAATGTAATGTATATTGAGGACGCTAATTTTAATTTAACTTATACACTTGCTGATCCATTAGCAATAGGAAAAACAAGTTGGGTTACAGACCCGGAATTTGATGTTGAATTAGAATTAGATGAAGAAGATATTACCCATTTAATAAAAGCAAAAGGGGCATTAGATGCTGCTAGTGTACTTGTTAAAACAACTGAAAATTTAGATGGTTCTTTAGTATGTGACTTTATGTTTAGTCCAGAGGCTATAGAAGATAATTATAGTAATAAAATATCATACCAGATTAAAGGTAAGATAAAGGAAGAGGGAATGCGTTTACCCTTTAACGCCCTTAAGTTTAGTGAAATATTAAAAAATAACAAGGATATGGACACAGCTAAAATATCCATAGCACCAAACGGGATGATGAAAATAGAATTTTCATCAGAACATATAGAAAGTATTTATTACTTATTAAGAAATGAATTAAATTAAATTAAATTAAATATTATGTATACAGACTCACAACCAAAAAATGACTGGGGTTTTATTAAAACAGATGATTTTAAAGTAAACCCGTTAGCAGCAAGAAGATTTACCGTTATAGATGATTTCTATGAAAATCCACTTGAACTAAGAGAATTTGCTCTTAAACAGTGGTTTCATGATGATAGTGGATATCTAGGATTAAGAACTAGAAAACAGTTTTTCTTTGAAGGAATAAAAGAAAAATTTGAAAATGCTTTAAGTAAAAAAATATCAAAATGGGAAGATTATGAAATGAATGCTAGATTTCAGTCTCATGAGGCTAAAATAAATACTGTATGGCATTGTGATAGTCAGCAATGGGCAGCAGCAGTATATTTAAATCCCGATGCTCCTTACGAAGCAGGAACTTGTTTTTATGCTCATAAAGAAACAAGAGGTAGACACGCTAGTGAAAGTGAAGGAATGTTTAATCAACATACTTTTGTAGATTCTACACCTTATGAAAAAGTAGACCAAGTAGGTAATGTTTTTAACAGATGTGTTATATGGGATGCTCGTTTATTACACGCGGCACCTACTTACTTTGGTTGGGATGTAGCATCATCAAGACTATCACAAGTATTCTTCTTTGATACTTTAGACTAGTTTTATATATGTATAACTGAATTTAATATTGGAGTTTAGGACACGCTGTTATATTCACAAATTAATAAACCGAGAGCTACGGCCTCACAAAACTAAATGATATGAGTACATTATTCAATGAACGTACACCGTTCGACTTACTATTCCGTAACCTTTTTAAGGCAGACGGCGTTTTTCAACCAACAACGTTTGAAAACAAACAACCACACCCACTAGATATTTTTTACGACGATGAAGGACTTCATTTTGAAGTTGCCTGTACTGGTCTAACTAAGAAAGACATTCAACTAGAAATTGATGGGGATCTTTTAAAAATTATCTATGATAAACCTAATGAAGAAGATTTTGATTATAGTGGCTACATCTATAAAGGATTAGCTAAACGATCTTTTAACTTAGGTTATAAAGTAGCAGCTAAATTCGAACTTGAGAAATTAGAAGCAGAAATGAAAGATGGTTTGCTTCATCTATTTATTCCAATTGCGGAGTCTAAAAAAGCAAAAACAATTAAAATTAAATAAAAGTTTTACCAAAAAAGCGTGTCCTAGCGCAATATTATTCGTATATTCACGTCTAAATAAATAAGTTATATGACAACAAAAAGAAAGTCTATTAAGACTATTACCGATCCTTTACTGGAACCTTACTTTATTACTAAAGACGAGTATAGTTACACTATTAAAATGAATGTAACATCAGATGCGTCCCATTTTAGAGCTAAAGGTAAAACTAAGACTTATGAAAAGTCTTTGTATTACTATCCTACTATAGGAGCTGCTCTAATGAGAATCTCTGAATTACAAGCTAATAACAAAGATTACCATCAATTAAGTGAATACATAGAGAATTATAAACAAGTAACATTAAATTTAAAACAGTACGTAGATGAAAGAGCTAAGAGCATTTTATGATGCAGTTATCGTTAAACCTATAGAAGTAGAAGAAACTGTCTATGGTAACATTATCGTTCCTGATATGGGGAAAGATACAAATACCTTTGGTGAGGTTATCGCTGTAGGTCCTGGTAGATATACTATCAGTGGAGTATTATTAGTACCACAAGTGAAAATTGGGGATAAGGTAGTACTTCCAACACAAGGTTTTACAAAATTGCCTTTTGAAGGAGAAGAGTATTACATAGGCCCAGAAAACCAAGTACTAGCAAAAGTAGAAGAATCAACTAATTAACAATTAAGAAATGGAAACAAAAATTCATTACGGCAAAGATGCCAGAACAAAACTACAAACAGGGATAGATAAACTTGCAGATGCAGTTGTTGCTACTTTAGGACCTAACGGAAGAAATGTAGTAATTTTTAGAGGGGCACAAGAAGCACCTCAATCAACTAAAGATGGAGTAACAGTTGCAAAATCATTTTTATTAGATGATCCTAGTGAAGAATTAGGGGTATTGTTAATTAAACAAGCAGCAGTTAAAACCGCTGAAAAAGCAGGAGATGGTACAACAACTTCTACCTTATTAGCAAGAGAAATGATTAAAAAAGGATTATCTCATCTTGATAATGGTGAAAACGCTGTAGAAATTAAAAGACAAATTGAATCCGCAATCAAAGAAGTTACATCTGAATTAAGAAGTTCAGTATCAGAAGATATTTCTTCAGAAGATCAGTTGGAACAAATTGCAACTATATCAGCAAATAATGATCCTGAAACAGGTAAATTAATTGCTCAGTCAATTGATAAAGTAGGTTTAGAAGGTGTAGTACACATTGAAGAGTCTAAAACAGGAGATACTTATCTTGAAACAGTAGAAGGTATGCAGTTTGATAGAGGTTATAAATCACCTTATTTCGTAACTGACAATAATACTATGTCTTGTACTTTAGATAATCCAGCGATTCTAATTTTAGATCAAAGGTTAAATACAGTAAAAGAATTATTACCAATATTACAAGCTGTTTCAGCACAAGGAAAATCATTATTAGTTATTGCAGAAGATATTGATAATGAAGCTCTAGCTACCTTAATTGTAAACAAAATGAGAGGTACAGTTAATGTATGTGCTGTAAAAGCACCTGATTTTGGAGATAGAAGAAAACTTGTCTTAGAAGATATTGCCAATCTAACAGGTGGTGTAGTATTTAGTAAAGATAAGGGTATGCAACTTGACAAGTTTAGTTGGGATTGGTTTGGTGAAGCAAGAATTGCAACCATTACTAAAGAACAAACAACTATTGTAGACGGTAAAGGAGATGCCGATACAATAGCAAAACGTGTTGATGAATTACAGGAACAAATCCAAAAAAGTAAAACTCCATATGAACAAGAGCAATTACAAAACCGTTTATCAAAATTTGTTGGTGGAGTAGCTATTGTACACGTAGGTGGAAGTACTGAAACGGAAATGTTAGAAAGAAAAGATAGAGTTGACGATGCATTACACGCTACAAAAGCTGCTATTGAAGAAGGTATAGTACCTGGAGGTGGAAAAGCTTTATTAGTTGCACGTGAATCTATTACTAAAGGTACTATTGGAGCACAAATTGTATATGATGCTTGTGGTATGCCTTTCGAACAAATTTTAACTAATGCTGGTATAACAAATACAGACTCTAGTATTCTAGCACGTGATATCATTAAAAATAATAATGTATGGGAATCATATAACCTTAAAACAGAAGCAATTGAAAACTTTAAAGAAGCAGGTATTATAGACCCAACTAAAGTAACCAGATTAGCATTAGAAAATGCTGCATCAGTAGCAGGAACAGTATTGTTAACCGAGTGCACTTTAACCCAAGATAAAACATCTCAACTTGAAAAAATGAGAATGTTAGATTCTAATGCCCAAATGGGTGCTGGAATGATGTAAATTAATATTAACAAGTAAATAAATAAATAAAAAGGAATGACAAAACAGGAAATTTTTGAGACAATTGAAGCGAACTTCAATATCTTAGCAGCAGAAAATAGTGGAACTACAAAAGCTAGTCAAGGACGAGCTAGAAAAGCAGCACAAGCTATTAAAAGAGTAATTACAGATTATAAAAAAGCATCTGTAGCAGAATCTAAATAATTTAATTGGGGAAGCTTGTCTTCCCCATTTATTTTTCGTATATTTAAGACATGGAACAGACAAAATCAACAAAAACAATAGAAAAGGACATACTAATCGCTAGAAGAGTACCTCCAGGGGATAAATGGAGATTAATTGCTAACGAACCAAGTGGTCCGGTTCATAAAACCTTAACTGATACCTTAGAAGCTTATATGACTAAGACAGGATTTAAGGGTGAATATAAATTATCACCATTAGCAGGTAAGTTATTTGCTATAGACGCAGAAGAAGTTATAATTGAAAAACCAAAAGAACAGAAATTCTCTATATATGGTGAGTACTAAAGAAAATAGTTTATTAAACGAAAAACACAGACCTACAACTTTAGAGACGTATGTTGGTAATGAGAGTTTAAAATCCTCAATTGCTAATCAATTAGCAAACAACGACATACAGAACTATTTATTTTATGGTCCTGCAGGAACAGGTAAAACAACCCTTGCTAAGTTATGTGTTAGAAACCTAGATTGTGATTATCTCTATATTAATGCCTCTGATGAAAGGGGAATTGAAACTATTAGAGATAAAGTATCAAGTTTTGCAAGTGTTGCTTCTTTCAAACCACTTAAAGTGGTGATTTTAGATGAAGCAGATTTTCTTACAATTCAAGCACAGGCTTCGCTTCGTAATATAATTGAAACATTTTCCCGTACCACTAGGTTTATTTTAACCTGTAATTATGTAGAAAGAATTATAGACCCCTTACAATCAAGGTGTCAAACATTTAAAATAATACCACCTACTAAAAAAGAAGTAGCAGCACATTTAGCCACTATTTGTGATATTGAAAGCATTAGTTATGAACCCACTGCCATTGGGAAAATTGTTAACAGGTTTTATCCTGACATTAGAAAAATGCTTAACACTATCCAATCAAGTAGTACTGGAGGTGAGTTAAAAATCGATGATTCTTTACTTATTTCCACTGGTTATATGTCTGCTATTGTAGGTGAATTAAAATTACCAAAACCACAAATCAAAAAGATAAGACAGATACTCGCTAATTCAAATGTTGATGATTTTGAAGATCTATTTAGATATCTATTTGACAATGCTAGTGAATACCTACCAAATAAAGAAGGTACTGCAGCTATATTAATAAATGATCATCAGTATAAGGCTAATTTTCGTTTAGATAAAGAAATAAATTGTATAAGTTTAATAACAAATTTAATAAATAACAAGTAATTATGAGTCAAGCACCACAAGCACCACAGTTAAACATAGATTTAACTAACACAACTGGAATAACTAATGAAGATGGTGGAAGCATCTTTATGAGTGGGGTTATTCTAAGAAAAATTTCTAAATTCGTAGCAGGAACAGATAATGATGCAATTATGCCTATTCCCGTTTTTTATGACCCAACAACAATGAAAATACTAGGTGAAGGTATCCCAGTTGAATTGAGAGAGGAATTAAAAGACGAATTAGTATAAATGAAAAATATATTTGATTGGATAAAGGAGATTAATTCAAAAAAATCACCTGCATCATCTTTTACTGATAAGGATTGGGAATTGTTTAATTCATATATGATCCATCGTTTTATGAGCCAGAATACTGACTATATAGAGGTGGTTAATCTTGTACAAGAATTCCCTCCCCAAGAAAAGATTATGATATATAATGTGTATAAAGAATTTATTCCTAAAAATAATAAATGGAATAAGTACATAAAATCATCAATTAAAAAAAGAAATGTTATATTAATAGATAATTTAAGAGACCACTTTAAATGTTCATCAAGAGAAGTCAATGAATACCTAACTTTGTTGGATACCACAGAGATAAATCGTATATTAACGGATAGAGGGTTAGATAAAAAAGAAATTAAAACTATATTAAAATGAGTAAATTAGTAGATATGTTAAGAACATCTGCACAAGCAGATAAAGCAAAAGCTATGTTATCACTTGAATTGTTAGGTAACAAGGGAGTTGGTATTGGAGACCATTCCACAGGAGATTTTTACAAAAATGCTGAAGAAGCACTTATTATGTTAGTAGATGCTGATGATAGGTTATCAGCGTTAGATAAATATTTTAATACTAAAGGATTGCTAAATGGGTAGTTCAATATCGAGATATTTTGAGGAAAACCCAAGCCATTTTGGTATTGACGCACAATCAGAAATAAAAAAGGAATTAGAAAAAGTTATGAGCGATAGAGAAATTATGGATGCCAAATATCCAACAAAAAAAATCAAAGAATTTATGGATGATGAAGCAAACCAAATCATAACTATTTTTGAAGAAGAATACCCAGAATTATCTAACGAATTTCAAATTATACAAGATGAAATGTATGAAATGTTTGCTCGTAAGCATTTAGACTATGGTTTAAATAACATAGCTTTAGGCGGAGATATCGTTAATAACAACGATGATAAGAAATTCTCATTAACTGGGTTATGTATTAGATTAACTGATAAAATATCACGTTTAAAAAATCTATTAGTTAATGGTAGGTCATTTGTTAAAGGTGAGGGTATGGAAGATACTTTTATAGATATAGCCAATTATGGCATCATTGGGCTCTTAGTTGGGCGCGATAAATGGAAAAAATAGTTTGGCAAAGAAAATCCCAAGTATAATAAAGGAAATAAGAAATAATCCACCCTCACCTGTGAATTATGCTTATCAAAAGAATATATCGTATTCTCAAATGTCTATTTATAGAGGCTGCCAACACCGTTGGAAACTTCAATATAAAGACAAGATAAAACGATTTACATCTTCAATTCATACCGTATTTGGGACTGCTGTTCATGAAGCGATGCAGCATTATTTAGATGTGGCCTATGAAAAGTCTTTTGCAGCTGCAGATAGAGAAATTGATATACAAGAATATTTCCAAGAAGCTTATATAAATGAGTATCAAACTCAATATAAAAAGAATAATGATTCTCATTTTTCTTCTGCTGTTGAAATGAGAGAGTTTTTTGAGGATGGGGTTGCTATTTTAGAATGGTTTAAGAAAAAGCGTAGCAGATATTTTAGCAAAAAAGGTACATATTTAGTGGGTTGTGAAATACCTATTGTGATAGCACCAAATAAAATGTTAAATAATGTGTTATACATGGGGTATCTTGATGTTGTAACATATCACGAAGCAACAGAGACATTTAAAATAATTGACATAAAAACCAGTACTAGTGGGTGGAATGACTACGCTAAAAAAGATGAAAATAAACAATTCCAACTATTACTATATAAACAATACTTCTCAGAACAGTATGGAATACCTTTAGATAAAATTGAAATTGAATTTTTTATTCTTAAAAGGAAGGTATTAGATGCTGATGATGAAAAGCTTATGTCACCTTATCAAGCTTATAGGGTACAACAGTTTTCACCACCTAGTGGTAAAATTAAATTAGGTAGAGCAAAAACTGCTATTAATGATTTTATTAGTGAATGTTTTAACTCTAGTGGGAAAATAAAAGAAAAGGATTATCCAAAACAGGCTTCAAAATGGAATTGTAATTTCTGTCCTTATAAAGAGGATAAAGAACATTGTGGTGAAGGTATTATATACTAAAATAATTATATACGTATACCTATAAATAAACGTTATTAAAAATAAAAATTATGGCAGATGCTAAAAAAATGACACTAACTAGTGTTAAAGTAAAAAGTGAATTATTTGAAAATTTTAAAGTTGAATGTGTAAGAAGAAAATTCTCATTCCAAAAACTTGCAGACCGTGCTTTGTTTTTGTATCTTACAGATGAAGATTTTAGAAAACAAATCTCAAACCAAACAAATATTGAACTATAAATTTTAAGTAAATGAATAAAAGTTTTAAACATATTCCTAAAGAACAAAGGAAAAAAATAGTATTAGTTTGTGATGATATTAGGGTACATTCTGGTGTAGCAACAGTTGCAAAGGAAATAGTAATACACACATCCCACCACTTTAATTGGGTAAATGTAGCAGGAGCAATAAACCACCCAGAAAAGGGAAAATCATTAGATATATCATCTTCTGTTAATAAAGAGGCAAAAATAGAGGATGCTAATGTAAAGTTATATTGTGTTGATGGTTATGCTAAATCTCTTGAATTACAACAGATTTTAGCTCTTGAAAAACCTGATGCTGTAATGTTAATTACAGACCCTAGATACTTTAAACATATTTTTAATATGGAGGATACTATTAGAAAACAATGTCCTTTAGTATATTTAAATATTTGGGATGATTATCCTGCACCAATGTATAATAAACCTTTTTATGAGGCTTGTGATTTATTAATGGGTATCTCAAAACAAACAGTTAATATTAATAAACTAGTTTTAGAGGGTGTTGATAATAGTAAAAGAGTATTTAAATATGTTCCTCACGGTTTAAACCATAAAGATTTTTACCCGATAAATAAAGATCATAAAGAATTTGATGAATTTCAAAAATTTAGAAATAATGTTGTAGGAGAAGATACGGAATATGTGATGTTTTTTAATTCAAGAAACATTCGTAGAAAACAGATCCCAGATTCAATGTTAGCTTTTAGATCATTTTTAGATTCTTTACCCAAAGAAAAGGCAGATAAATGTAAATTTGTTTTACATACTGACTTATCTACAGATCATGGTACAGATTTAGGAGCAGTAGCTGAATATTTGTTTGGTGAAAAGTATGAGAAAAATATTGTTTTTTCACATGCAAAATTATCGAGAACACAATTAAATTGGTTATATAATATAGCAGATGTTCAAATCTTAATTACTTCAAATGAAGGATGGGGATTAACTTTTACAGAAGCAATGCTAAGCGGTACTCCTATAATTTCTAATGTAACAGGTGGAATGCAAGACCAGATGAGATTTGTAGATGAAAATGGTAAATGGTTTACACCAAGTGCTGATGTTCCCTCTAACCACAGAGGTACTTATAAAGAACATGGTGAATGGGTATTTCCAGTTTACCCAACATCAAGATCAATTCAAGGTTCACCTCAAACCCCTTATATTTTTGATGATAGATGTGCTTGGGAAGATGTTTGTGATAGAATAAAAGAAATATATGAGTTAACAAACGAAGAGCGTAAAGCTAAAGGGTTAAAAGGTAGAGAATGGGCTTTAAGTGATGAAGCAGGATTTACAGCAGAACATCAAGCACAAAGAGTAATGGAATCCTTTGATGAATTATTTTCAGTTTGGGAACCTAGAGAAGATTATGAGATAGTAAACGCAACAGAATATAAAGGAAGATTTTTAAACCACAAAATTACATATTAATGAGTAAACCAGTTTTTATAATCAGTGCCCCAGTAGATACATATAGTGGTTATGGCGCAAGATCAAGAGATATAGTTAAATCTATAATAGAATTAGATAAATACGACGTTAAAATTTTACCACAAAGGTGGGGAGATACTCCAACAGGTTTTATGGATGACCATAGTAATTGGAGTTTTTTAAAACCCTTATGTATCCCTAATTTAACAGCAAAACCAGATATTTGGATGCAAATTACAATCCCAAGTGAATTCCAACCTGTAGGTAACTACAATATTGGTTGTACCGCTGGAATTGAAAGTACAGGTTGTGCCTCATCTTGGATTGAGGGGTTAAATAAAATGAACCTTAACTTAGTATCTTCAGAACATAGTAAGAAAGTATTTACAGATATTAGATTTGAACAAAAGGATAGACAATCAAATCAAGTGGTTAATATAATTAAATTAGAAAAACCAATCGAAGTAATATTTGAAGGGGTTGATTTAGATACTTATTTTTATAAAAAACCACAAGATGTAACCTTAGATTTAAAGGAAATAGAAGAATCATTTTGTTATTTATTTGTAGGACATTGGATGAATGGTCAATTTGGTCATGATAGAAAAAATGTTGGGTTAATGGTTAGAAATTTCTTTGAAGCATTTAAAAATAAAAAATCCCAACCGGCTTTAATTTTAAAAGCATGTACTGGAAGAAATAGTTACATAAGTAGAGAAGAATTACTACAAAGAATTAAAGTCATAAAGACCCAATATCCTAAAGGTACTAAATTACCTAATGTTTATATTTTTAATGGTAATTTATCTGATACTCAAATGAATGATTTATATAACCATCCAAAAGTAAAATCTATGGTTAGTTTTACTAAAGGTGAAGGTTATGGTAGACCACTAGCGGAATTTGGATTAAGTAAAAAACCCATAATAGCATCAGCTTGGTCAGGTCATGTTGATTTTTTAACTCAAGGTAATTGTGTTTTAGTTCCTGGTGATTTAGAACCGGTACATGAAAGTGCTGCTAATCAATGGTTATTAAAAGAAACACAATGGTTTAAAATTAATGATCATGAATCTATTAAAGCCTTCAAAGATGTTTATGAAAATTATAAAAAATATATAGTAGGAGGTAAAAAACATGGTCACCATATTAAAACTAATTTTTCATTTGGTGCTATGAAAGAATTATTAGGAAAGGTATTAAAAGAAAATATACCTTTTATTCCAAAACAAGTAGAATTGTCTTTACCACAATTAATAACACCAAAATTATAAAATATGGCACAACACGATGAAATAATACAATGTCCTAAATCAGGCGGCGATTTATGTTATAAGATTGAAGTAAGCAAGGATATAACGCAGTATATGAGTTTATCATGCGGTTTTATGACAAATACTTTAATGAAAGTTGGGACTGATTTCTATAATGAACAAATGGTTTTACTTCCTGAACTTTATAAGGATTTAGCTTGGTTAGACAAAGATACTGAGTTAATATGGTTACCTAATAATATAAATGTTCCTGAACTAGGAATGGTTTACGCCTCAGGTGCTAGTATTGAAGAATGGAAGTGGGCGGCTGTTAAAGCCATTAAATTAGAAGAAGAAATTGAAAACAAAGATGGTTCAAAATCTTCATATAAACCAGATATGTCTACCGTAAAATATTTTGGAGAGCGTGATTATATAGATGCTCTTTCGTATATTGGGGCATTACCAAACTAAATAAATATGAAAATAAGTTACGGAATAACAGTTTGTAATGAGGCTAGGGAGCTTCAACATTTAATAGAGTTTATATTTCCTTTAATTGATAGAGAAGATGAAATATTAATTGTTTATGATGATAATAGAGTTACGGGTGAAGTTTTAGATGTAATAGGCCACCACAAAGATATAGTAAAAGCATTTCCCTTTGATTTTCAACAGAATTTCTTGGAAAATAAGAATTATATGAATTCTTTATGCGAAGGAGATTATATATTCCAAATAGATGCTGATGAGATACCAAATGAAAGTTTAGTATCTAATTTAAAATCTATTTTAAAATCAAACCCAACATTAGATATGTTAGTAGTCCCACGTAAAAATCTTGTAGAAGGTTTAACTGAGGCCCATATTAAAAAGTGGGGTTGGAGAGTAAATGAAAAGGGTTGGGTCAATTGGCCTGACCAACAAAAACGAATATATAGAAATACATCAGAAATCCAATGGACAGGACACCCAGTTCATGGTATGGTAACAGGATATAAGGAATTTGCCTCCTTACCTGTAGAAGAAGGATTTAGTATCACTCACAATAAACAAGTAGAGAGACAAGAAAAACAAAACGAAAGATATTATAACATTGAAAAAACATTATAAATGGTAAGTTTAATTATACCCTCATACAGAAACCCAGAATGTCTAGATATATGTTTAGAATCAGCATTAGAAGGACAATCTATAAAAAACCAAATTATAGTGATATTAGATGGATTTGCAGAAGAATCCAAACATATTGTTGAAAAATATCAGGATAAAATTAGTTTTTTACCCTTAGAACAAAACCAAGGTATGCAAATGGCATTAAACCTAGGGGTTTATAATGCTGATAATGAAACTATTGTTATAATTAATGATGATAACGTATTATGTAAAGATTGGGATAAAGTTATCGAGGAAGAATTAGAATATAATCATGTATTAACAATTAACCAAATTGAACCATTTAATGGTATATTTGGTTTTCCTGTAAAGAATTTTGGTCTACATCCAAGTAAATTTGATTACGAGGGGTTTAAACAATATGAACCAACGATACGTAATGATATTTCAACTCCTGATGGGGGAATATTTCCCTTTGCTATGTCTAAAAAAGACTATATGATTGTTGGTGGATTTGATACACTTTATAAATCCCCATTTATATGTGATTGGGACTTTTTCCTTAAATTAGAGTTAAATGGTTTAAAATTTAGTAGAACATCTAAGGCACATTTTTATCATTTTGTAAGTATGGCAACTAAAAAAGGTAAGAACAAGGAAGAAATGATTTCATCTGAATCACCTGCGGCGCAAACCTTTATCTATAAATGGGGTATGCCACCAAATTTATTTAAAAATAATTCTCATAATCCTAAAAATGGACAAATTATTAAAGGTATAGAATATAAATAAATGAGAATAATATATAGAATATCAGATACGGGTTACAATAAAGTTAAACCTGATTACATTACAAATGAAAATTGTTTAGCAAATGCTACTAAAGAATTTGATGATTCCATTTGGAGTGTTATAGCAGACAATGTATCGGAAGATACTAATAATATGATTCAAAAGTATGTAACACGAAATTGTATTTTATATACTGAAAAAGGTAATGGGGCGGCAACATTTAATTTGGCGTTAGATGAAGCTTTAACTTATGATGATGATGAAATTGTTTA